CATCATATTGGGGACTTCGCCTGAGTCTACAATCTTTTGGAATGTATCTTTCAGGTCTTGGGGTAGAACAGTAGTACCGATTAGTCGGGGACGATACTTCTCAACCCATAGAAATTCTTTAGACATTGTGTCTCCATAATAAAATAAAAGTGTTTCGTAGTGTATACATTGTACAACATATGAAACAAAAAGTCAAGAAAAGTTTGGGGATGGGGAGGAAAGGAGGACTCACCCACCCCCACGATACTGATTAGTACCGTTTAGTCTTCAACGCCTTGTGCAGACTGATACTCTTCACAGAGTTGAATGATCTGAACCGCTTGATCACGTAGTTGACCAATAGTTGACAGTTCTTCCCCTTTGAAACCACCACGTTGTACTACCGTGTCGATTACCGCAACTGATGAACGTGCAACTCGGTTACCCAATTCATAGATTGCGGTGTGGTCTTGTTCTTTCGCTTTTTCTTTACCCATCTTATTATGCTCAGTAAGTAGATGATTTTTCAAGTGCGATGAAATATTCGATCGCAGATTGTTTACTAGTGAACTGAGAAATTAGTTTAGAACTAATACCCACTTCAAAGTCTTCGTTGACAACCTTTAGGTTGCTAACATTCATGATGAAGTTGAAATCAACTCCTTCGGGGTATGTACCCTCTACATCAATAGAGAATGCATTACTCGTAGCGTCCTTACTATCAATGACAGATAGACGAATCGCACCAGTAGTCGGTGAGATAGAAATCTCATCGTGTCCAAGTGCAGCAGCGGCACGTTTTACTTTACCTAGAGTATCAGTATCTAGAGAAAATTTAACTTCCGCTTCGGGCATATTGATGTCTTTACCAGGCGATGTCAACATCTCTGGGTCAGAGAAGAAGTACTTCACAGACGAACGTCCAGTAGAATCACCTACAGTCACATAGTCTTTCTCGAACTTGAGTCGTGGTGAGTCAACCAATGACAGTACATTCAAAAACTCTGATAAGTCATAGATGCCAAATGAGGCGGGAAACTCTTCGGTGAGTTCTGCCTTAGATAACACATTCCTCGCAACAGAGATGGTCTTTACAGTGTTACCCTCAGTGATAACAATGTTTGGGTTTATTGTTGAATAGTTCTTCAGAACGTTCAACGTAGTATCGGATAATTCCATAATGTATTCCTTTCAGTTGTATAAGTTATAAAGTGTATGATATCATACGTTTCAGTTAAAGTCAAGACTTTATTTTACTAAAGTTCTTTTCTTTTACAAACTCGATTTTGCGGTGGAACTGTGCATCCTCAAGTTCACTCTTGTGAGAGATAACAAAAACGTTGGTATCCTCACCTAGCGTAGAGATAATCTTCATGAGGTTTTCAATACCCTCTTCATCCAGAGACGAGTCAAATGTCTCATCAAGGATTAGTAGATTGGTCGCCACACTATTCTTCATCTTCGCAATCTGTCTCCACGTAAATAATAGGGACAAATCAATACGTTGTTTCTCACCCTCAGAGAATGAGTCATACGAAAATGCATCACGATGTCTAGAACGAATAGTCTCTTGGAAAGACTCGTCCAGATCAAAGTGTACGAAGAAGTCTAGAATCTGTAGGTACTTGTTGGTCAATTGATTGATGACAGGCAAGTACTGTTTAATAATCTTGGTCTTGATACCAGTATCTTTCAGTAACTCTGCATACACTTGGTTATACGAGAACTGTTCGTTTAGTCGATACTTAGAGTCTTGCAACTCTTCCTTATCGGTACGCAATGTCTCTAGGTCAGAGTTTGCTTCTGATAGGTCACCAGTACCCTCATCAATACGAGATATCTCACCATTAAGAGTATCGATGTTTCGGTTGATACTCATAATCTCTTGGGTATTGGCATCAATCTTAGACTGCCAACTGCGGATGTGGTCTTGCATCTTATTGAGTTCTTCGAGTTTTGCATCCAAGTCAGACTTACGTAAACCATGCATTTTCAACGCACCATCAATAGTACCCGCACGAGTCTTACATTTGTTTAGATGATACTCTTTCAACTTACGATCAATATCTTGGTCACAGGTAGGACACTTGTCATTCTCTTCAAAGAACTTTGCTTGTTTGACCACATCCTTTTGTTGTGCCTTGAACCCAGCGGCAAACTCATTGAGGGATTGTATTTCCTTACCCACACTAACAATCTCGGTAGTGACTTCCTTGGATTCGGTAACCTCCTTGGTCACCTCGGCATTCTTCTCATTGAGTACACGAATATCCTCTTGCAACTGTCTGATAGTATCTAACTTCTGTTTCTTCTGGTGACTAGATATCGCACTCAGGTCACGTAGATACTTCTTCTGTGCATTGATTTTGGTATCAACTAGATTGATTTTATGTGTGTTATCCGCAATCTGATCTTTGAGTAAGGATACTTTCTCTTTCAACAGAGAGTTCATCTTAGAGAACATATTGATATCAAGTAAGTCCTCGATCACTTCACGTCTAGAACCTCCTGCCAACTGCATGAATGGTACAAAGGATGATGACCCAAGTACTACAATCTGGTGGAAAGATTTGTGATTCAACTTGATGATGTTCTTCTCGAGCATCGACTGGTATTCTTTGGCATGGGAATCTTGATTCACCATATTACCATTGACCCATATCTCAAACTTATTAGGTTTGATACCACGGATAACCTTGTACTGTTGTTTTCCAATATCAAACTCAACCTCTACCAATGTACCTTTGCCATTGATAGTGTTGATCAGTTGGTTCTTGGATATCTTACGATGGGGTTTACCGAATAGTCCAAACGACAGGGCATCCAACATAGTGGACTTACCCGCACCATTGTGTCCTACCACTAGGGTAGTCGGAGTATCATCAAAACTGATATCGGTGAAATTGTTCCCTGTACTCAGGAAATTCTTAAAACGGAGTTTCTTAAAATTTATCATTGGGTTATAATACCACACTCATCATATAAAGTCAAATTTATTTTTCGGTCATACCGCACCAGTTACATTCTTCATCCTTGCCGATCCTCATGGTACTTGCCTCTGCTGTACAGTAGTGTTCCCAAGTATTAAACTTTTCCCTCAGTTTCTGAATACTCTTCTTGGTAGGGATACCATGAAACTCCATCAACTCTTCCTCACCATCCTCATTACGATCACGGTTACCATCACCATTGAGTTCAGTCATGTCCTGTTGCTTATGTTTCTGGTTCTTACCAAAGATAGCATCCCAATTATCTTCGTACTGCTTTTTATTAGGAATTGGTCTTGGGGAATCCCCCTTGCCACCGTCACCCATTATACGATCTCCATACTCTGTGCTTCTTTCATCAAGTGAGATATCTCTTTCTTGATCCGATCTTTATCTAGGTCTGTAACTACATTGTCTACATAATCGTATACCAATGTCTCGGTATCGTCTACAGATATGTTGTCATCTCCAACATTATCACCAAGGAACTCCGAGAAGTCTTCGGCAATCTTCAGTTCGTGAATCTTCTGTGCCTGTACCCGATCAATGAATCGTTCAAACTCATAGGGGTCACCCTTGTTGGTAACGATAACCTTGACGAACTTGTTGTCAAGATAAGAGAGGTCTTTGAACTTATTCATGTTCTCGTGATCATAGTAAATCTTCTCAAAGATAGTGATCGGATTAAGAACAGGGGTCATCTCCCTTGTTTCCATATCAAGTACATGGAAGTGCTTGGGGTCACCGCAGTCATTCCAGAAGAACTCCATCTGAGCACCAAGATAGTGGATGTTGTTCATACTGGACTTGGCATGGAAGTGACCGGACAGAACCATATCAAATCTATCAAACACACTCTTGTCCATACCATCCATACACACTTGACCACGAGACATCTCAAAACCTGCCAGTTCCAAGTGTGCGCCCACTATTGTTGCTTTTGTGTTGGAAAGAAACTCCAGTGTTGCTTTCTCATTCTCACTGTTAATCCAAGGGATCAGTGCAACCTCGGTACCATCATAGTTTACAACAGTTGGTTCCAAGAGTAGGTTCACTTCATTCATATAGTGACCTTGAAGTTCCTTTAGTGCGTTCAACTCGTTGGTGTTCTTATAGTACACATCATGGTTACCGCAGATGATGTCCATAGTAATACCATGCTTACGCATAGGTTCTAGGAATATCTTACGGTTGTGTTGGAGTGCTTTGAAGTTGATAGTCTTGCGATTATCGTAGTAGTCTCCAAGGTGGATGATATGCTTTATATCATTCTCTAACAGATACGGAAAGAACACTTCTGAATAGAATCGTTCCTGATATGCCATAAAAATGTCAGAGGAATTACGACACCCTGCATGGGTATCGTTCAGTATTGCAACCTTCATATAAAACCTTTATTCAGTTATTAGTGTACAGTATAACATGGCAAACAGGATTAGTCAACTATAAAATCAGTTAAATCCGAGTCTACCTTGACTGTACGTCTCTTACGTTCCTTCTTAACAATCTCTTTCCATACTGAGTCTTTCTCTTTTACTTCATCAATACGCATCCGTAATCCATCAACATATGCGATGGTATACTGGTTTGACTGATCATCACCTAATTCGTTATCAATGAACAGATCAACACTTGCCTGTTCCATATAACGCATCTTGATGTCTTGTTGCTTCTTCTCTTTCTCAATCCTACGTAGGAATGCGAACCAAGAAATCTGTGTGAAGTAGGCAAAGGCATTTGGTTTACCAGTACGAGTTGCCGCCTCTAGGTTGTAGTTCTCAATTGCCTTGAGACAATTCTCTACTGCATCCATCACCATCTCTTCACGATAAGTGTAACGAACAAAGTTAGACTTATGGGATAGTCCCTCACAAATCTTTAGGAAACATCTTGCAATGTAATCAGGTACCTTGGGTAGTGTCACACACGCATCTCTCGCACCATTAAGATCAGTAACATAATCAACAACTGCTTGTGAAAACTGTGCGTTGTTCACATAATGCGGTTTGTCTTTTGGTTTTATCTTTACTTTAGTTTTTTGTTCCATTATTTAATTCCTATTTTTTTCCTTAGTTCACTACTCGCAAATCTATGATGTCTACCATTATAATACACTCGGATATAATTGTCAAGACAATAATCCAATCCAGTAAAAGTTTTTTCTCTATACTCTTCACCAATGATACGAACATCAAAGTCAATCAGTTGCATCAAGTCCAGTAAGTCTTCTTCTGTCTCATACGGAATGATCTCATCCACCCATTGACAGGCATCCACTTGTATATATCTTTCGGTTACCGACTGAATTGGTTTGTTCTTCTTTGGACGATCTACAGTAGGATCAGTCTGTAATCCCACGATAAGATAGTCACACTGTGTCCTTGCCTCTTCCAACATCTTTACATGACCCGCATGGAACAGGTCAAATGCCGAACAGGTGAACCCAATTATTTTTTTATTTTGACTTGACAAAAGTTGTGCTCCGCTGTATAATAACGCTTAGTGTTGAGGAGGGGTGAATACTATAGTTCCTGCAACAGAAAAACGATCACCTTCAAATTGTTTAGATACTGCTTCATGTATAAGATGTCCTTGGAAGAGTACCAGTTTACCATTCTCTATTTCAATTTCTGTTCCTATTGTCGGAAAGACTAGATTGGAACATCCTTCTGGTGGATCAATGTAATAACAGTATGCCCATGTATTTGGCCAGTGATTATGAGGTTGAGTCACCTCTTCTTTCTCTGCACGAATACCCCACATATTATTCACTCGCAAGGTATCTATATGTACTTGTTTCCACATGGGCATACTAAGACGATGATGATGATTCTCATAGTCCATGTTCATCTCTATAGATGATTCTTTAACAAACTCTTCAATGATATCTGCTAATTTTCTAAACTCAGGATAAACACTATGCATATTACCGAACGTGGTGTCTGCCTTGACATTAGTTATACGGTGTACTTGATCACCTGCATCAGCAATTCGGTTCACTATCCTCGTATTCATATCCTCGTCATCAATTATCTTGGTGAAGATATAATCATCTTGGGTGTTACTGTATTTCATTAGTGTATCTTCGTGCTCGGTGAATTGCTACCAAACATATCAATTACATTGGAACCACTATCCATACGATTCAGATAATCTTCTATTTTCTTATCTCGTTTAACTTGTTCGGTAGGATGATCTTCATCAAACTCTTTTTCTCGTTGCACGTGCATATCAATCATATCATGCACTGCCTCATAGTACTGTACCATAAGTGATCGCGTAGGGAACCCCATCCCCACAACATGACTAGAGTTGATAATAAGTAAATCTTCTCCATTTTCTTGATAAACCATCCACGGACGAAAAGCATAGTATTTCATACCATCCGAACTTTCCATCATAATAAGTCGCATTGCTTTTCGTACAAGAATCTCAAAGTCTTCTTCCTCTGCCCATTGCACTACTTCACAGAGAATTTCCTCACCATTGGCAAGTTTTAACTGTCTTACTTCTGTCTCGTTGTTCATGCCGTTCCCTCAAGTTTGAATTGTTTATAGTTTCTAATGATATTTATCAGACCATTAACTGGCAAATTTTCGTGATTCTCTGTGTAATACTTCTTACCCTCCTTGGGATTTTCATGTACCTCTGCGTGAACAAAGTTAACCTGCCACACACCAGAAGGATTTTTTCCACTACCAACCCTTTCCTTGGTGAAATCTTTTACCCATTCAATCATATCTATAAAATCATAATCACCACTCGGATGAATCCACCAATTCCATTTATTCTTTTCTCTATGCTTGTTAGACTTCTTACCTCTCTGCATATTTGAAACGTGTTGTCTCATTTCGGGGTCTAGTACATCGGGGTCTTCATATGAGTATGTATAACCATACTCCATGAAATTGTTGTACACCTTCCAATCAATAGCATCTGCTTGTTCGTCATCGGGTTCCGATAACATCAATGGTAGGAAGGACACCACGTGACCGTTCCAGTGCTCATTGACCCATGCTTTGGTTGTTTCTAGGGACTCAAAAGTTTCGTGGGGCAGACCCGCAATCATAGTGAACTGTCCGACATAGTAGTTAGGTGAATGCTCGTTGAAGTAGTCCTGTATTTTTAGCAGACCCTTCTTGAGTTCCTCTGGTTTCATACCCTTACCGACTGCCTTACCAGACTCACGATTGAATGTCTCCACCCCATAACTATGTGCGGTGAAACCCATATCAATCATATCCTTCCACGTATCTTCTCCGTGACGTATGAGTAGGTCTGCCCTAACATATCCACCGAACTGTGGTTGGAATGGTAGTCTACGTACTGCACGTGCAAGTAACGCAATCTTATCTTTGGAGTCGTTTACAGTATCGTCTGTAATGTAGTAGTTGGTGATACCCCACTTCTCATAGTTCTCCAACAACTCTTCGTAGAGATTGTCCTCATCTCTAGTCGTGTCTTCCTTCATGCCCAGTAGAGGGAAGTTGCAATACTTACACGCAAAGATACATCCCCGTGAGAATTCAATATTTACCGTTTCGTTTGGTTGTACAAAGTCGCGTTTTTCAAATGAGATGCTTGCGTCTCTCTTAGGGAAGCAGGGGTAACTGTGTTGTGCGGTGATCAGTTTACCACCATTACTGAGTGTTGAATGTACGCGAGGTTCTTCACCACCCATAATATGCTTGAGTACGGCATCCATTGCATACTCACCATTACCCGTGATATAGTAGTCTGCCTCTACGCAAGTGACAGTCCAAGTCTTTTGCCCACCCGAAATGATCTTTAACCAAGGGTAGTTTCTTCTTATGTAATCAGTGAACCACTTCAGTTTCTCGGTTGCGAGTGTTGCGAATAGCAGACTGAACCCGATAAACTTTGTGTCCACGGTCACTCGTGATTTGAGTAGTTCAACCAATTCTTCGTTGGTGAAGAATATACTATAGTCAATAACCTCAACATCCCATCCGGTCTTTCTTATATGGGTTGCTATTCGGTGATTGCCATAACTACGATAGGATTCAAGTCCATTGAAGAGTCCTGCAACAACCATCTCGTTAGGATGTTCGTCATGGATTCTTCGTCCAAACTCTTCGTTGTTTATACTTAAAGAAGTAAACCCACCGAACAATATTCCGTGGGGTTTCTTTTCAATCAATTTTATTTTCATTTCAAATTTATTTGATGTATCTTATAAGGAAACTGTTCTTTAGTATATATCTTTATTCTTTCGGCACTGTGACGCAATGTAAAGTTTTTGTGTGACTTGATATGCATATCATCCGCAATATCGTATAACTTAGCATTAGACCCATCGTCAGACTGCCTCAGAGCGCGCCCAATGGATTGTAGCACCTTAACCTGACTCTTACTAGGGGATGCGAATACTATGTTATGAAGATTCCTAATATTAATACCAGTGCTGAAAGTGCCCAAACTAGCAACAATAATTGCATTCTTTTGTCCCTCCACTATGCCACGTATCTGTTCTCGGTCTGCGGCATCAACCTCTCCAGACACATAGAATATCTTGCGTCCCTCTTCTGCCTTGTCTCTCATCATATCAAAGAGAACCTTACCGTGTTTCTCCACGAACTGAAAGAGAACCAGTGTATTACCTTTCTGGTCTAACGCAAGGTTGGTGATCAACTTGTTGCGTTTCTCATGGGTAACGATGTAGTCCATCTCTTCTTGGTAGGTCTTGCCCTGCATCATATGGCACACATCATTATGATAACGCAGTAACAGGACAGATATGTCTATTTGTGCAAGGGTACCTTTTACCTGTAGGTCACGGGTTTGTGTTACTGTCTTTGTGGGACCGAACAGTCCTTCCAGTACCAGTTTGTTGGTCTCGGTACCATCTAAGGTACCAGTAGTGCCAAATCTATATGGAGCATTTGTACACTTGTTCATAATACCAGACAGTGACTTTGCCTTGAATAGATGTACCTCGTCACCGAACACACAACCAAACTGCTCAAACCACTCCTTCGGAAACTTGTAAATAGACTGCCATGTAGAGACTATGATCTGTTTATCGGTTACCTTCTCCTTACCAGAATATATCTTATGCACCAAATCGGGGTCAAATCCATAGTCCTCAAAATCCTTATGCATCTGTTCTACCAGACTTGTTGTCGGAACAACTATGAGAATCTTCTGATCGTGATTTGCCATATACCACCGCATCAGATTATAGATGATGAACGACTTACCCGAACCTGTGGGTGACAACAGAATTGCTCGTTTCTCTTTGATACCGTGGGTCACCGCATCGTACTGGTAGTCACGTAATCCAAACGGCATACCAAGTTCACTCTGGAACTTAATAAGGTTCTGGTGTTGGACGTGGTTCTTATTCTCAGGGTGTCCGTACTCACTGTTGTCCATCAACTCAATAGGATACATTCTGTCTGCACAGAACTTCTTCAGATGTGCATAGAGACCCACATTGAGTTCACGAGTGACTTGGTTAAAGAGTTTGATCTTACCATCCCAACGTCTAGACTTGTAAGCGGGCATATATTTCGCGCCAGGAACCATGAACGAAAAGTACTCCCTGAGTTCGGGAATCTGGTGTGCTTCAGCATCAATGATCAGCATAGCATGATCACGAAGACCAACACGAATGGTATTAGGTAAACTCATTTAGGGCATCTTTACCAAAATAGCAATCAGTAAGATGTTGGTTAGGAATATCTCGGCAGCGAGTATGGTGTGATACCATACCCACCGAGACTGGTAGACTTTATTTACTGTAAATGTTTCTTGCAACTCTTTTAACATAGATACTCACTTTTTACTGTCCTGCCTCAAAAGACCTCCATCGTATCATGTTGCCGATAGTCTGGTGTCGCCAGTTGAGATTATTAACAATCTCCGTAAGTGTATCTATAATCACTTTAAGGTACTGGATTTTCATCTCAGACTCTTGAATCTCCTTGTCAGAGTCGTAGTAATACTCCTTGAAGTTCTTGGTGGTTGCACTGAGACCCTCGTATGGATCATATGCCCACCCACGAGTCTCAATGTCCTCCTTGGACATCTTACCCTCGTAGTAGAGGTACTTCTCTTTGAGTAGAGTCTTTTGTTTGAACTCAGACTGCTTCAGACGCAGTTTGGTCAACGAGAGATACTCCAGATACTTTGCATGTAACGCAGGTGTCACACGCGAGGTTTCGTCAAGTTGATGTTTGGATATTTCGGAGTCTTCTCTCCACTCCGCAAGTACACTTTCTAAATCAATCATATCACCATTCACTTATATCTTTGACCCAATCTTGGTCAAGCAATTCTTTCACTTTTTTACCACTACAGATGTAATCATCATTCTTAATTTTCTTTCCACCCTGTTGATTCTTAAAGAACTCTTCACGGTTCTTAATGAAATCTTCCTTGGTGAAATATACAAGACGGGGTTCATCGTACTTATTTATTCCAAAAAATACAAGACGTTCCCAATCCTTACCAATTGACACATGATTAATCATAAACATGTCATCAGCAACATCACCCTTATTACGTTGTGCAAGAGAGAACTTAATCTCAGTAAGAGTATCATCCACAACACGGTCATGTCCCGCAGTAGAAGTTGATGCACGTAGAACACCGTGACCTTTGTTTGTTAAGAATTTGTCTACCAACCGTTCCCCAAATTCACCCTTCTGTTTGGGTGACATGAATACATATCTCTCCCAGACAGTTCCGACCCAAGGGTCATTGGTGTTATTTTCTATATACTCTCGTAGGGTGCCATCTTCAAATAAATCTTCAAACATAATATAATTCCTCATTAATAGGTACTTATTATAACACTAAGTGGTACCTTTTGTCAAGTAAAATTTAAATTATTTCAAACTGTGAGAATCTAAATGCCGCATCAAAGGTCAGATAGTTTACATCTCCGGTGGTGGAGGTAAATTCAATGTTACCAAGTGAGGTGGGTATGCAGTCATTGTATTTGATCTTTTTGACTGTGTTGTTGTGACTTGACAATACATGCAGAGTGATATCCGCATAGGTAGGTATTTTACTTCCACGATCACCTGCCGACACGTGACCATCGTTTACCATGCGACTCAACCAATTAAACATCTCAGAATAGGATGTCATATTCTCGTCAAGAATAATTGTGAAGTTGACTTCCGAGAAAGTCATCTTATCTCCTGCCAAGGGGACAGATGTGATTCTACGAACAGGTAATTCTAAGGGGGTGACATTTGCGCCTGGATGTGATACAGACTGAACAAAGTACTCCATGTTGGGATACTTCGTTCGGTCTATGACTACCTTAAACCCCGTAGGTTGTAGGTAGTTTAGATTAGTTGTCAGTTCCGCATCGGATAACTGTGTTGTTACATTTACTGGCATAAGAACCTCTTAATTATACTTCTATTTATAAGAGATTTAATGTATAGTTTCCTGTTCACGCATATTTACCAGAAGTTTCTGGATAACAGTAGACCAGTATTTTTTACCCCACTCGGAACCTGTACGAGAACGAGCACCCTTTGCGTTTTGGATCAATCGGACATAATCATACATTGACAGTTCTCCCTTTACCAACCCAAACGATCTCTTCAAACTTCTCTTCGTAGGTCTTACCAAACACAGTAAACCCAACCTCGTGAAGTTCTTTCAGTACGAACTTAACTGCTTCTTTTGGGGTATCAAATGTATACCAAGTCAAACACTCAAGACCTTGATTTGCTAACCTTACTTCATACTTCATACTTGTTCTCCTAATTCCCAAGTTCGGGGAGGTCGTCCCTCCATATAATGTGCTTGAGTAGCAACAAACTTGTCACCCTCAACCTTGATGTACACTGGACGTTCCCAGTGTTCACAGATGTTAGACTCCTTGAAGTCCGCATCATCAACGAGATCGGAACCAAGAACATACTCTTGGGCGTAATCATCGCTCTCCTCAACGAGATCAAACAGGGTATCATAGTACCCCTCGGACTGTGCATCCTCAACAGATACACCCTCTACCACATAGGTAGAACCACCCTTGTCCTTCCAGTACTGTGGGCATTCCCCAGTACCATCCCAGTCATGGGCACCATAGTTTTCGCGGAACTGTGTGTGGATTACAATCTTCATATTACTCTCCGATAAATGCGTATTTGGGTTCGTTACAGAACATACCAACTTCATCAAAACCTAACAGTACCCAACCGTCCATTGGGTCAGTACCGTTCTCGTATTCAACTAAATCAAAACCTGCACGGAACTCTCTGACTTCGTTTATATTCACTTCAATAATTCTCATAACCATTCCTCATTCTCAATACAAGTATTATACAACATTCAACAGGTTTTGTCTAATACCGTTTTGTTATAACGGAGACACTTTTAAGAACTTTCTTCGTGACTCTGACCACTGCTTCTTTGGTTTACTGAAGATGATTTCCTCAGTAGTACCCTCTTTAATGTACCCCACGAGTTGGGATGCCTTGTTAACAATGTAAGTGTGACTAGGGACATGATATGGCATATCCCACTCCGTAACTTCTTTCAAATAATCATTCATTATTTCTTACCTTTGTAACCAAGTGATTCCATCGCAAACACTGGTGAACCACAAACTTCGTAACCGTACTTCTCACTGTGAAACTTGTTATCGTGAGAAGACAATTCAAGATACTTCTCAACAGTCACATTTTTCACTAGGAAGTTAATCCATGCCTTCCAAGGTTTGTAACCATACTTGAATCGGGCAATGAACTCAGGTTTTGGCATACCATGCCATGATGGGTGACAGTTAGGACTTGCGACCTCCATGTTGACAGACTCAGTGTGTCTACCACGATACATCAAGTACATACCGTCCCAAGTGAAGTCTTCTTTAG